AAAATATAAAAACTCATACAAACATACAGCAAACAAACGACTTCAAGCAAACAAGCATTCAAAGCGATTTCTGAGCACTCATAACGAACTCAACCAACTTTGTCCTTAAAACTAATATTTCCTTATAATTAGAGATGGCAATTCAATTTGGAACAATCACCAGTGACATGTTGGCTGCTTGTAAAGTTAAGCAGCATTTAACACATGATGAGATACTTGATCGCGCTATGATTGAGAAGTACGGAGTTGCAAAAGTGTCCGTACTGCCTTACATTAAGAGTCTCAATGAGCAAATCCCAAAACCACGCATTCGCAAAGTGTGGCGAGTTGAGAGTACGGGTTTCGGAGAAACTCAAATAGTGGAGTCCATAGTTGACACTGATAACAATAATGTTATCAAGATGGATGATACTCCAAGTGTGAAAGGTAGAGTGGTAGCTACCTCTTTCAAAACACGCTCTGCGAAGATTGCACGGCCGATTGTGCAATCACTGGGTGAGAAGAATTCACTTCTTCACAAGGTGTGTGCAGTAGCATTCAAACGGGGAATCCCAGTCACATTCATTGGGAAACGAACTGAACGTGTTCGTGCTGCGCGCCACGTGACTTCTAACTTTTCCTGCATGGCAATCGCAACACATCACCATGCTGGAAAAACACGGAATGTAGATGTACCACACATGGGTTCGCTGCGCGACACAATCGTCAGTGTTGCACATGCCACGTGGAAAGGTGGAAAAATACATGAACGCAATATAAAGATCGGAGACAGCGGTTGCATAATTCCGCGTGAAATGATTGAAGGAACTGTCCATTGCGAGAAAGATGATGTATTCATTGTGCGCGGGCGTTATGGTAACCTTTTACTAGATGCACAAAGTTACCTACCAATGAGTCATTGTAATAAGGTAATCCCGTATTCCACAGCGGAACAATACTGGAAAGGTTTTGACATGGCTTTTCGCGCAAATAGGGGCAATCAATTAATACATGAACCTGGAGAGAAACTAGACGTCGAGCAATGTGGTGCTGTCGCAGCCATACTACACCAGTCACTATTACCTTGCTGCAAAATTACATGCACAACTTGTAGCAAAATTCTTGAGGAAAGTAGTGCGGAAGAAACGCGACAGCGAATCGGGCAAACTGCTAGGAAGGGAGCACAGTTAATTAGACGCAATTTCCGTGGCTTCGAACATGTTTACCAATTGCTAATGAACCACGCAAACATGCTAGATTGTGTTAACGGCAACAGAGAGGCATGTGGTAAAGTGCAGTACATAATTGGTGAACGCACAGAGGCACCATTTAGCCACGTGTTGCGTATCAACGAAACATTGATTAAAGGAAACCAAGCCACAGCAAGCGAACTTTCGGCAGCTTCTGCGCATCTTCTGGAAATCGCACGGTATTTGAAGAACCGCACGGAAAACATCCAAAAGGGTTCACTGCGATCTTTTCGAAATAAAGTGTCGGCAAAAGCGCATCTTAATCCACAGCTGTTGTGTGACAACCAGTTAGATGCAGATGGAAATTTCATATGGGGTGATCGTGCGTACCATGCAAAGCGCTTCTTTTCCAATTTCTTTGAAGAAATAAATCCTGAGCATGGTTATGATAAATATATCGTACGCAAGTTCCCAAATGGTAGTAGAAAGTTAGCAATTGGCCAATTAATACTATCAACAAACCTAGATCGATTACGTGAACAGTTGATTGGAGAGCCAATTAAACCTGAACCGCTAACTGACGCTTGTGTCAGCAGAATCCATGAAACATTCATCTACCCGTGTTCATGTGTGACATACGATGATGGGACACCAGTTTTGTCTGAGATGAAAGCACCCACAAGTAATCACCTCGTTCTTGGTAATGCTGGAGATTCAAAGTACTTAGACTTACCAACAGGAAAGGGTGATCGCATGTACATTACGAAGGAAGGATATTGCTACATGAATATTTTCCTGGCTATGCTCGTAAATGTTGAAAAGGATAAAGCCAAGGATTTCACAAAATGGGTTCGTGACACAATTGTAACACAGCTAGGTCAATGGCCAACAATCACGGATGTTGCAATTGCATGCTTTCAGCTATCTATTATGTTTCCACGAGTTCGAGATGCCGAGTTACCAAGAATACTCGTTGATCACCACACGAAGACATTGCATGTGTTGGACTCATATGGATCACTCACAACTGGCTTCCACATACTTAAGATGAATACTGTTGATCAACTCATTAAGATAGCAAACGAGACATTAGAGTCTGAAATAAAACACTATAGAGTTGGTGGAACCAATTACAATGGAACAGATTTCCATACGCGCAGTTTGAAGCAAGTGATTCGTGGAGTTTATCGACCGAATGAACTCCGAAGCATTCTTAGTCATGATCCATACATATTAACAATGGCGCTTCTGTCACCAGCAATCTTGACAAGCTTATTTACAACAGGATCCCTCTACCAAGCCACTCTATCTCTAATACCTGAGGATACGTCAGCAAGACACTTAGTGTGTTTGCTAACATCACTTGCAGGGCGCGTTTCCCGCTTAGAAGACTTGCATGATCAGGTGAACATTATTGAAGAGAACCTCGGGGCATTCCTTGAGATTCTCTCCGTTGGGGATCGTTGTAGTTACGCTCGTGCATTTATGCAACGTACAATCGAGGCAAGGTTAGAGTCGATTAGTGCTGATGAAGAGCTCGATGCCAGCGGTTTTCGGACACTTCGGTGGAAATCGGTTCGAGTGCTAGAAAAAATTTACACAGAGGATTTGGAGGCCTCATGGCGAGAACTGCAATTTGTGGAAAAGTGTTATATAATGTTGCAAAGGTTGAGATGGCGAAGGCGTATTATAGTAGAACTCAGCCAAGAAAGTGCTATCTCTTTCAAGAAGGTTTTCGAGCATTGCAGCACAGGTTTGCACCTTGCGGCGAGGCCAATAGTCAAGATAGCTAAGTGTTGTACAGATAAGTTCAGTGCTATAGTTAGAAGCACGCACACTAGATTACTTAGTGGTTTTATTTATGGTTTTAGGTGTGTATTTCGAGATTTGTTTACTTTCGTACAAGTATTAGCTATCTGTAATATATTCCTTACGATATTAGATTCATTATTACGTCTAAGAAGTGCATATATAGCAAATGCACGCCAAGTTCAGTATATGCGTGAACGACAAAACAGAGACAAGCTAGAGAAATTATACAATATTCTTAAGTGCAAGCTTGGTGTAGAACCAACATTTGAAGAGTATAAAGAGTTTGTCGCTGGGGTGAATCCAGAGTTAGCAAAGCAGCTTGAGAGTAGTGAAGAACTGGAGGTTGAACATCAGGCTAACAAGCGAGAGAGCGAGACTCGACTTGAACAAATTGTAGCGTTTATCGCACTAGTGTTGATGGTGTTTGACAATGAACGAAGTGATTGTGTATACCGAGTTATGAATAAACTTAAGAATGTGATGAGCGTAGCAGAGCAAGATGTCAACCACCAGAGCATGGATGATGAAATGGAAGCATTCGATGATAACGCAACAATTAGCTTCGAATTGGAGTGTGAGGACCCAGTACGTGCATACCCAAGTTCGTCCACGCTCGAACAATGGTGGGATAACCAGTTAGCTCTTAACCGAACAATACCCCACTATCGAACAGAGGGTTATTTCATGGAGTTTACAAGAGCAAACTGCGCACAGGTCATCAACGAGATAGTGCACAATGAGCACAAGGATATTCTACTGAGGGGTGCAGTCGGCTCTGGTAAATCAACCGGTTTACCAGCTGGGTTATCGACGCGTGGTAAAGTGTTACTTTTAGAGTCAACTAAACCACTGAGCAGGAATGTTTTCAATCAATTAAGGCAAGACCCCTTCCACTTGTCACCTTCTCTCATGATGCGTGATTCGACCACATTTGGATCAACACCAATAACTATCATGACCAGTGGCTACGCATTCCACTACTTCGCAAACAACGCAAGAAAGCTTCACGATTATCAGTTCATTATGATCGATGAGTGCCATGTACTTGATGCGAATGCAATGGCATTCAGAAGTTTGCTTGAGGAACATGAGTACCAAGGAAAAATAATCAAGGTGTCAGCAACACCACCAGGCCGAGAAGTGGAATTTACCACACAGCATAAAGTTGAGATACGGATTGAAGATTCTCTGTCATTTCAACAATTCGTTGCAGCACTTGGTACAGGAGGAAATGCTGATGTGACGAGCAAAGCGGACAACATTCTCGTGTACGTGGCAAGTTATAATGATGTTGATAAACTATCGAAAATGCTACAGGAGAAAAGTTACTTAGTGACAAAAGTTGACGGAAGAACTATGAAAAACGGTGTAAGTGATGTGGTGACGAAGGGAACACACACAAAGAAACATTTCATAGTTGCGACGAACATTATTGAGAATGGTGTCACATTGGATATTGAGGCAGTTGTGGATTTCGGTACAAAGGTAGTACCAACGCTCGACATAGATTCTCGAAGAATAACATACTGCCAAACAGCCATTAGCTATGGGGAGCGCATACAACGATTGGGTCGTGTGGGACGATTTAAACCTGGTGTAGCCTTAAGGATTGGACACACACAAAAAGGCATTTGTGCCATCCCTTCAATTATTGCAACAGAGGCTGCATTTTTGTGTTTCATATATGGCTTACCAGTAATGACATCTCAAGTAAGCACTAGTCTATTACGGAAATGCACAGTGCAGCAAGCGAGGGTGATGAAGTTATTTGAACTGCCAACATACTTCATGCTTGATTTAGTCAGACATGATGGCACGATGCACCCGGATGTGCACAGGCTACTCGCGAAGTACAAGCTACGTGAAAGTGAGATAGTGCTAAACAGAATGGCGATACCACACGCGCGAACGTATCACTGGATGGATGTGCGAACATACAACGCTTGTGGAACAAACATAGCACTGGATCCAGATGTTAAGATACCGTTCTTTTGTAAAGATTTGCCTGAGCAATTACTAGCTAACTTATGGAATATCATACAAAAGAACAAAGGGGATGCAGGTTTTCGCACCCTCAAAAGTCACGACGCAGCTAAAATCGCATACAAGCTGCACACTGATGAGCACTCTGTTCAGCGCACAGTCGCTATTATCGACGCACTCATCGTTGAGGAACAAACTAAGAAAGCATACTTTGATTCATTGGTCGTGAATACATGCTCAAATGCTTCTTTCTCCTTGCAATCGATTAGCAACAGAATACGTGCAAGATATAAGCAGAACAACACAACTGAGAACATAAGCGTTTTGGCAGCAGCCAAAGCACAATTACTTGACTTTCAGCACTCCTGTTATGAAGATAGTATAATCATAAATCCAAGTTCGAAACGAGTTGTTGACAAAATCATGGACAATGGGGCTTTGGAAACTGTCTTACATCAGAGTCGAGATGGAATAATCAAAACATTGAATCTGCAAGGCAAGTGGAAAGGAACACTAATCACAAGGGATTTACTGGTTTGCGCTGGACTAGCGTGTGGCGGTGTCTGGTTGCTATATCAGTATATTCGCAATTTTATGAACGAACCAGTGGAACATCAAGCTAAGAACAAACGACAGAAGCAGAAACTTAAGTTCCGTGATGCACGTGATAGAAAGGTTGGTCGCATTGTAGACGCCGAGAATGGTAGTGAGGCAGTCGAATTCTTGTTTGGAGATGCGTATACCAAGAAAGGTAAGAAAGGTGGGAAGACGCGGGGAATGGGAACCAAGACACGTAGGTTTGTGAATATGTACGGATTTGATGACTCCGAATACAAGTATGTACGCTTTGTGGATCCAGTCACAGGAGAAATTTTGGACGAAAACGTGATGACTGACATCTCATTGGTACAAGACCATTTCGGTGAGTTAAGAAGCGAGTATATTAATGAGGATAAAATATCACCACAAGCATTGTATAGTAACCCAGGGATAAAAGCCTACTTCGTTAAGGACAAAACTTCACCAGTGCTTGAAGTTGATCTAACTCTCCACGAACCACTCAAGTTATGCGATAACTCATCTACTATTGCAGGATTCCCGGAGAAGGAAGGGATATTGAGGCAAACAGGTCCGGCTAAGCAAATTAAGTATGAAGACATGCCTGAACACGATGTCGCACACGAAGCAAAATCACTAAACCGCGGGCTCCGAGACTACACGCCAATCTCGAAATCGATTTGTTTATTGCAGAACACATCAGATGGGCGTAGCACTACAATACACGGTGTTGGGTATGGATCACTCATTGTTTCCAACGCACATTTGCTAATGCGGAACAATGGAACTCTGACGATCAAGTCCATGCATGGGGAATTCACGATACAGAACACAACAGCTATTAGGATAGCACCCATACCAAACTGTGATTTAATCATCTTACGATTACCGAAGGATTTCCCGCCGTTTTCCACGAAGTTGAAGTTTAGAGTGCCGGAACCAAATGAACAGGTTTGCATGGTCGGAACTAACTTCCAAGAAAAATGGATGTCGAGCACTGTTTCCAGTACAAGTTATATACAACACATCCCTGATACGCAATTTGTAAAACACTGGATTGATACAAAAGATGGACATTGTGGTCTCCCGTTAGTTTCAGCGAAGGATGGAGCGATTCTGGGCCTACACAGTTTAACCAACACGAAGCAAGAGTATAATTGTTTCGCTTCTGTCACGAGTGTATTAACGGAGATACTTGGCGCCCCAGAGCATGCCGAGTGGCGCAAAGGTTGGATGTACAATCCAAACGATATCAGTTGGGGTTTCATGCGATTAAAAGAGAGCACACCATCTGGCTTGTTTAAACCTGTAAAATCGATCAATGATTTAGAACTTGATATAGTTTGTGAACAAGCACATATCCAGGATCGTTGGTTTGGAGATCAGCTACATTGCAACCTCAAGGCCATTGGTTACAGTGAAAGTCAACTTGTGACAAAGCACGTAATTAAAGGGAAATGTCCACTCTTTGAGCGGTATTTATGCGAGACCCCGAGTGCAAGTAACTACTTTAGACCGTTGATGGGTGCCTATCAAAAGAGCAGATTGAATCGCATAGCATATGCAAAGGATGCACTTAAGTACGCCACAATCATCGAGTGCGGTTTAGTTGAGCCAAATGCATTCGAGCAAGCCATCGCGAACGTAATACAGACGCTTAAGAAAGTTGGTTTTTCAGAATGTGCATACGTTACTGATCCGGAGGAAATATTCTCTAATCTTAACATGAAAGCGGCAGTGGGCGCTTTGTATGCTGGAAAGAAGAAAGATTACTTCCTTGAGTATACACAGGAGCAAAGAGAGGAAATTCTACAACAGAGTGCAGAGCGGTTATACAGAGGCCTTAAAGGCGTTTGGAATGGTGCCATTAAAGCGGAGCTGCGAACGCGCGAGAAAGTAGAGGCAGACAAGACGAGAACTTTTACAGCAGCGCCCATTGATACGCTACTGGCAGGCAAAATATGTGTTGACGATTTCAACCTTCAGTTCTACAGTCTGCACACAAAAGCTCCATGGAGCGTTGGCATCTCTAAGTTTTCGCGTGGATGGGATGCATTGTTGCGGAAGTTACCAGATGGATGGACATATTGTGACGCTGATGGGAGTCGTTTTGATAGTTCCTTAACTCCATACATTATTAACGCGATCCCAATCATTCGGCTTGCTTTCATGGAAAAGTGGGATCTTGGCGAAACTATGATGCGGAATCTATACACAGAAATCGTGTACACGCCAATTCTCACTGCAGACGGCACAATCGTTAAGAAGTTCAAAGGCAACAATAGTGGACAACCATCCACAGTCGTCGATAATACTCTCATGGTATTGCTAGCTATGCAGTATTCACTTGAACGACTTGGAGTGGAGTTTTCAACACAAGAGCAAACGTGCATCTACTTTGCTAACGGTGATGATCTCATTGTGGCAGTGGCACCTGGACATGAACACATTTTGGACGCATTGCAGGGATACTTCTCTGAGCTCGGTTTGAATTATGATTTTTCGAGTAGGCACACGGATCGCACAAAGTTATGGTTTATGTCACACAAAGGAATAATTCGAGACGATCTGTATATACCAAAACTCGAACCTGAAAGAATTGTGTCAATACTCGAATGGACACGTGCCAATGAACCAGCTCATAGACTAGAAGCTATTTGCGCAGCCATGGTGGAAGCTTGGGGCTATGATAACCTATTGCATGAAATACGATTGTTTTATAGCTGGATACTCAAGCAACAACCATACGCAACGCTGGCCCAAGAGGGTAAAGCACCCTACATTTCAGAGTGTGCCTTGCGGAGGTTATACATGGACAAGTTGATCGAACCACATGAACACGCAACATATCTCGAGAAACTAGTTGCATCAGTGCAAATTTTTGACGATAGTGCGAACTGCGTGTTGCACCAAGCTAGTGAGCAGAGGGTTGATGCTACTAACTCATTTGGAAAGCAAGCACAAGCGAAAGGATCTGAAACTGACGGAAGCAGTTCACGTGATGGACAACAGAAGAACGATAGTGTTCGACGTGAAGGTTCAACACCAATAGCACCGATACCAGATCGGGATATAAACGCTGGGACAACAGGGACATTCACCGTCCCAAAGCTCAAGGGCATGAGTACGAAGCTCACAATACCAAAGGTGAAAGGAAAAGTCGTTGTAAATTTACAACACTTGCTGCAATATACGCCAGACCAGGAAAAACTATCGAACACATTCGCAACAGACGAGCAGTTTGCCATATGGTATAACGGAGTCAAGAGTGATTATGAAGTGTCCGATGATGAGATGCAAATAATACTGAATGGTCTAATGGTTTGGTGCATAGAAAATGGCACCTCACCAAATTTATCTGGAGTGTGGGTGATGATGGATGGGGATGAACAAATCACATACCCAATAAAACCACTTCTTGATCATGCACAACCAACGTTTAGGCAGATCATGCACCACTTCAGCAACTTGGCAGAAGCGTATATAGAGAAGCGTAATTACACAAGTCCGTATATGCCAAGATATGGTCGTAATCGCAACCTTACCGATATGTCCCTCGCGCGTTATGCATTTGATTTTTACGCAATAACATCACGCACCCCAGAGCGCGCAAAAGAGGCACATATGCAAATGAAGGCCGCAGCCCTTCGTAATACCAGTTCACGAATGTTTGGACTGGACGGTAAGGTCGGCACACAAGTAGAGGACACGGAAAGACACACAGCAGAGGACGTTAATCGAAACATGCACAACCTTCTGGGTGTGCGTGGCGTTTAAAGTGTGTTATTAGACTGGCATCAAACTTATATATTATATTATGTAAGAGTTTAATCGTTAGTATCCTCCTTCGCCGTACGTATTTTTATAAGCAAAGAGTGGTTCGTCCACGTACTTATACTACATCCGTACTTCACTTTCTATGCTTATGCCAGACAAAGTGAGATTTTATCTCGGTTTGGGGTTTCATAGAGAGAGAG